CGGTAGAAATGTTGGAGGATGAGAACCCTAAAGCAGCATCCGAATTCTACAAAAGGTTATCGATGACCGAATAATTCAAATTTTATGAACAACATAGATAGACAATATAAGGAACTTCTCGACTACATTCTTCATTTTGGTGTAGATAAAAAAGACCGAACAGGTACTGGAACCAAATCGATATTCGGTTGGCAGATAAGACACAATATGAAGGAGGGGTTTCCTCTTCTAACTACAAAAAAGATGGCGTGGAAAACTATGGTAACAGAATTACTATGGTTTTTGAGAGGTGAAACCAACATAAAATTCTTATTAGATTATGATTGTCATATTTGGGATGGTGACGCTTATAAACGATATTGGAATGCTCACCCCGACGCTGAAAAGTCATTCCAATATGAAGGTCATAATATGGAAGTGAGGAGAATGACTAAGGATGAGTTTGTTAATATGATTAAAACCGATGATGAGTTTGCTAAAAAGTGGGGTGAGTTAGGACCAATCTATGGTAAACAATGGAGAGATTGGGGTGGTCGAGACGAAGTAAAATTAACAAATGAGAGAGATGAAAATGGTTATCTGATGTTTGAAAAAAACCACATTGAAGGTGTTGACCAGATACAAAATTTGATAGATGAACTTAAAACAAATCCTGATTCTAGAAGATTGATGGTTAACGCGTGGAATGTAGGTGAGTTAGATAAGATGGTACTTCCACCTTGTCATTATGGTTTTCAGGTTTATACAAGAGAGTTGAGTTCTGAAGAAAGACACTCGATTGTATCTCGTGTAACAGATACAATCACACCAACAGAACTTGGAGGAAAAGAGTGGATTATTATAGACGGTATACCCCACAAAATACCGACAAGAGCAATCTCTTTGATGTGGAATCAGAGAAGTGTCGATACGTTTTTAGGATTACCATTCAACATTGCTTCATACGGTTTATTGCTCGAAATTATAGCAAAGGAAGTGAATATGGTTCCTGATGAATTGATTGGCAACTTAGGTGACGTACATCTTTATTCAAACCATATCGAACAAGCTAAAGAACAGATTACAAGAACACCGTATGAACTACCAACAGTTAAGATAACTGAAAGAAATTGGTATATGCATGATGCGGTTAAAGAACATTTGGGTGAAAAAACATACAATGAAAAAATATTGAGTTATAGACCTGATTGTTTTGAATTAATCAACTATCAATCACATCCGAAAATTAAAGCACCTCTAAGTAACTAAAAGAAGGTTATATAATACGATAGTAATCTTGAGGCTAACTTTTGTGCCAAACGATTTATGGCATGCTCATCATTTATATTTATCTTATTTTTTGCTGCAAATTTTACCAAGCTAAATATAAATTTATCTCTAGTTTCATCTTGTATGGCCATTAATTTTTGAAACTCTTCGTCATCTTCTCTCCCCTCTCCGTGATATCTATCCAAATGTTCAGAGTCCATGTAAACGAAATTAGAAGAACCTAACATATTTGTAATTCCACTGTCTCTCAATTGTGTGAAATATTTTTTGAAAAATGGTAAGTCGAAAGTTTTTCTCATATCCCTATTCTCGTCCATCCATTTGGCATATGGGTCAAAATCACCAGAAATCTGACTAGATTCATCGATATTTTTCTTCACAACTTTGAAAACATCATATTTTGTGAGTAAAGATAAACTGCTCCCATCTTCCCATCTAACATTCACGATTGTGTTGTCGTCTTCAAATGGGTCTCTTTGAACATTTTTGATAGTCCCTCTTGTACCGGGTGGAATTGATATCTCATCATGCATGTGATAGAGTATAATCTCATCCCCTTCTTTTATATCTGAATTCAACATATTGATAAATATAATATACTAATGTATTTATTGTATATGGATTTTTTAATTACAGAAGGACAATTGAAATTTTTATTGGAAAGTGAGAAAAACTCTAAGTTAACTTCAGACATGAAAGAACTTCATTCTTTCACTGTTAACTTGGTTAACAAAGTTAGAAAAAAGTTTGAATTGAATTTCAAATTTTTGGTTACTTGGGGTACCGCAATAGGTGGACTGGTTGTTCCTTTGGATGATTATATCAGACAAGGTGAATTGAGTCTTTCAGACGATTCGATTGCTTTAGTTTTAGTTGGTGTTGCTTGTACATATTTTTATCAAAATAAAAAAGAGTTAAAGAAAATCTTAGATAAAATTGAAGAGCACGGTCTAACAGAATTATTCGAAAAAGCTCTGTCAGAGGCGGAGGTACTCAGAAAAGAATTTACAGTTTTTTTAAGTGGACTGAACTTGACGTTAGGAGCAACTGTGGAAATGATACATTACGCTTTCATTATCCCAATTATAAATGATTTGATAAGACTTTCCCATGGTGATGCTGGTGCATGGGAAACATCAGAAATAATTGTAGAGAGATTGTTAGCATCAGGTGTTGTATTAATCTCAGGTCAAGTTTTAATTGATGTAATTAATAAAATAGTAAAACGTTTGAGACGTTTTTAGTGTTAAGAGAAATCGACCTCAAAACCAGCCGAAATCAGGAAATATTCATCATCGAACCATTCCATTTTGACAATATAAGGTGAGTAAAATATTGTAGAATCGTCCTTTGAACCTATTTTGATATTACAGTTTTCGTCCATTAAATATTCGTGTGACAAATCAGACAAAGTTCTGTTCAATCCTTCAATTTTGGGTAGAATTTCATCAAAAAAATAAAATGACCATATGTGCATTTCCATCTCAACTCTATATCCTAATATTTTTTTGGAAGATTCATTTGCACCTAGATAATCCACACTTATACCTTTGAGTTTGTATTCGCTGGGTAAATTCAAAGAAATTAGATATTTTAATTTTTCAGAACCTATTTCAAACTTCTCTTTGATATCCACACTAACTTAATTTTATTGGTAAGTTTATTTCTTTTGCATAATTCACAAGAATATCAACAACAATACGTTTCCTTTCAGGTCCTATAAAGTTAATTTGACCATTCCTTTCTAATTTATCCAAATGGTTTTTTACGACAACATCGAAAGGTTTTTTTTCTTTTTTTGATTGTAAGAAATATCCTCTTATTTGCGGTTCAATTTCTACTCTTTTCAACAATGTTTTCAAACTATCTTTCTTATATCTGTGTGTTTTTTCATAAGTGACATTTTCATACTCACTTATAGATTGAATTAAATGTTCATATTCATGCCTTACAGTATAAATCAAATTATTTTTTATTTCGTCTATTTGTTCCTTTAACTTTTTCGGATTATAATAAATTGCAATAGTGATATTATCTTCATCAATTGTCATTGGCGCATCCGCATCTATTTTATAGTCTTCGGCATCATGTTTGAACATATAAAGCTCTATAAAAAACGGAAAAGATTCTCCTGAAATAAAAGGGGTTTGATAATATTCACCTTCATCAGGTAAATCCATTTGACCTTCATCCATTTCAGAGTTTGTGAATTTTTTTAGTGTAATTAAAATGTCTTTGACAATGTAACTAACTAAAGTGTCGTGTTTAGATTCTAAAATGACGTTTTCCGATAATGGTCTCATATTTTCAATTTTAACACAAATAACATTTCTGAACTCCCCGAAGGCCTCTAAATAAGTTTTTAGAATTTGATTACATTCCAATCTTAGATAATATAACTCTGTAGAGAATGTTGGAATGTCTACTTCGTCTTTTCCTAACATTAAGTGAACGAGTGTATTCAAATTTGTTTCTGACGGTAATATGGTTATTTTATAGGTCAAATGTTCAACTTCATCCCCAACCATAATGTATTTTTTTATACCTAAAATTTCCAGTTTCACTTCAGCATTAGAACCTGGTAGGAAAGCACCAAAAGGATTCGGGACCGAAAAAACTTCTTTTTTTAGGAATTTATTATAATATTCAAAATTTTCCACTATCAATAAATACCACGAAGTGGAATTGATATGCCAACCGCACCCCTAACACCATCCATATAATTCATTCCGACACTAAAATCAAAACCTTTATCATTATTCAATAGGATTCTTAATGGATAAACTTTAACCCACACATCGGGTTTGAAACCAAGATAATTATATTTGGATGCGATATACGTTCCTAACATAACAGAAACTTTATTATTAGGGTCAACGTAGTTCAGACCAATTCTATTTATAATCGAAAATGGTGTTGTGTAAATAAATGGTGCGGGAAATGTAGTTGTATAGTAACCACCGATATACCAACCAACTATTGAATAATCGGGTCTTTGTGATACAACTAATGATTTTTGGTCGGGTACCCATAAAATGTCAGTTACCTGTGACTTAGCAACTGAACACAAAAATAATAAAAAAAATGTAATTGTTGTTTTCATGAAACAAAGTTACTATCTTTGTTTGAAATTAACAACTTATGTTTTGGATTTTTTATTTTATCTCCGTTGTATATTGTATATGGAGAATGGTTAGAAGTTATGTGAAAAGACACGGTAACGATGTTATCGGTACAACTCCTGGTCTCGAAACTTTAGCAATTATTGTGATGGCTCCAGTACTTATGATTGTGGACGTAACCTTAACGTGGATTCGTTTATATTCTCAAGCAGAGAAATCAAGAAGAAATAATAGTTCTTTGTAGAATATTAGGAAAGATGGCAGAGCGGTCGAATGCGTCGGTCTTGAAAACCGAATTACTCGAAAGGGTAACTGGGGTTCGAATCCCTATCTTTCCGCTTGGAGAAGTAACCGCAAGTCATTCGGTAGAAGGTATTTTTACACATAATGACCTCTGTCTAAAATGTAAATCCTGCTTCTCTTTTATTGTAAGGTGGTGAAACTGGCAGACATACCCTTCAGTCACGGGGGCGCTGAAAAAAGAAAGTAGGTAATGAATATAGATTGACAACAAGCTGTCACAGATTTGTTCATTACTAAATCTCAGTATGGAGGTTCAAATCCTCCCCTTACAGCACTTTGACTTTCAAATCAAAATTTTATACCCTTGTAAAAAAAAAAGTATGTCGAGAATAGAAACTCTAAAATCACAATTCCCCCAACTTGATATTTCTTTGTTGGATATCCTTTCAAGTTTGGACAACACAAAGTCACACAAATATCTACAAATGTTGTGTAAGATTTTTGCTAAATCATATACATTCGATAAAAAATATTTTTCAGATTATGAGCAATATAAGAGAGAAATTCATAGCACGTTGAATTGTTATGAAGTTCGTGTTGATGAAAACGAAAGCGTAAATTTTATTGTTCACAGGTTTTTGGAAAATTTTTTCAATAGGTCTGATGTTCAAATTTTCAATAGATTTCGTGAATATAATGAACGTGGGTTGATAGATAAAAATGATATAACAAAATATTCTGAGTTCTCAGATATAAGAGGAGCGGTTTCTCTATGTGAAATGAAAGTTTTGGAAAAGGAGTTGGAATCTCAAGTACATAAGGAGTACGAAGATGATACTTGGGTAATACTCAGACCATTGAGTTTCCAAGCTTCTGCAAAATATGGTTCATCCACTAAATGGTGTACCACTTATGGTCATGATAAACAATACTTTTTCAAGTATTTTCATAACGGCACCTTGGTTTATTTTATAAACAAGAAAACAGGATATAAGGCTGCGATGCATGGCCTTGTATATGAAAACCATGAAAAAATTCAAGAAATAAGTTTTTGGAACGCTGAAGATACGAGATGTGATTTTTTTGATATAGAATTAGACGATTATCTATTTTCAATAATCAAAAGAATTGTTTCTGACAACAAGACAAATTCGGATTTTTTGACTCAAATTAAACTTTTGGAAGTTGCAAAAGAATGCGATAGTGTTTTCAGACTCATGGATGAAAAAATTAGAAATGTCGAAGTAGAGCCCACACTTTTGGAAGAAATTCGTGAACGGATTAATACCGTACCAGCACCTCCACTTGGGAATCTTAATGCTATTATAGATAGACAGGAAGTAACTGTATCACCCAATATGAGAGCATAACATAAACCCCACCTAAGAGTGGGGTTTATAATTATACTTCAGTATATTTATACAAGTATGGAAAGATTAGACGAATTGTTCGACAAATATAATGTGTCTGAAAAAAATAATTCAACAGGAAACTATAAAAAACTTAAAAAAACCATCTTAGAGTTAGATAAGTTAGATAAAGTTTTATTGTTGGCCTGTTCAAACAGATATAATTGGGACCCTAACAAAGTGGATATCCCTAAGTCAACAATCCTCGCAATGATTATCCAAGAATACTTGGGTAATAAGGCCGTTCTTATTGATGTTCCTGAATTGAAAATATACCCATGTGAAGGTAATGTATCGAGAGCCGAAGGTAATAGTTGTGGACTCAAAAAAGCGTTATTAAAAAGTGACACCAAAAATCCCTCAGGCTATCATAGATGTTGGGCGTCTTTGAATGAGAAAGACGATGAACTTTGGAAGATAACTAAGGAATTATTTGATTCTAATGCTGTTTTATTTTTCAGTTCAGTAAGGTGGGGTCAAGCAAATATGTTCTACCAAAAATTGATAGAGAGATTGACTTGGATAGAAAACAGACACGCAACTTTGGGTGAATCTAATATTGTTGAAAACATACAATCTGGTTTTATTTGTATAGGACAAAACTGGAAAGGAATGGATGTTGTTGATACCCAAAAAAGGGTACATTCTTTTTATGGATTCAAACCTAATGATGATTTCTATTGGAATTGGCAATATACAACCAAGATTACTGACGAAACTCAAGATTCTTACGAAAAATCTTTTTCCTCTTTTGCCGAGAAATTCAAGGTTAACGACTTACTTTAGAATTTGAACAAACCATCCAAAGAATTTTTCCTTTGGACTGTTTCCTGTGGACTTTCTTTCCAAAAAACTGATGTCAAATCGCCTTCCCTTTTATTCTTATCTATTTCCTCTTGTGGTCTTTCTTTCGTAAAATAATACATTGCATAAGACATTCTACATACGGATGGAGGTGTGTTTAGCGGTTTGGGATGACCATGTAGTGAGTCCAAGGTAGTATTGAATATTACAGCTCTATTAAATATTGGTTCGATATCCGCAACTAAATTTTTCATATCAGGTGTCCAAAGCTCCAAATTACCGTTATACTCCTTTTTCCAATCTTTGTTCAAATATAGAAGTAGGTTAATTCTCCTGTGTAAATTTGTTTCTCTGTGATAAGAGTAATCGGCATGAACTGCTAGTTGTCCGCCATTTAATATTTTGTGAACTGAACTACCGAAACCACCGATATCAACCAATAAATCTTGTATTCCTGTCAATTCTTCCAAAAATCTAAGTGTTGGTTCGGAGTTCAAAACATCGATGTTGTATGAAGTTATAGGTGCTTCTTTTTTCAAGTCCTGAATATTTTCTTTACACCAAGGGGTAAAATATTTGTTAACCTCAAAAATGTCTTGCGAAGTATCACTACCCCAATTTTGGTAATTATTCAACTCTTGGATTGATTTCTCTAAAAGTGATTCATCGAAGAAGTTATCTATAATAATATATGGGTACGGAAACGCCGATTGATATTGTTTACCTAATTTTTTTGCTAAATCTATATTAAACATAGAATAAAAATATTCGAATTTGGACTATAAGTCAACTTCTTCTATTTCTACTATCAAGTCCTCGTTTCCCTTTATTACTCTATGCCAAACGAACTTTGGTATATGTAATTTTTGTTTTTTTTGTAATTTGTTCGGCAAATTGTCGTCAATCTGAAACGACCATCCGCCAGATTCGATAACAGTCACAATTCTATCTTTCTCATCCTGATGCCATTTCAACTCATGGTCATCCACTGATGGCGAAAATTTTCTTATCAATTTTCCCTCTTGTTTGGTCTGAATGAACGGTAAAGTTTCTATCATAATTACCATCTATTTGATGAAGACAAACCAAGTTGTTTTGCATATCTACCAACATTACAACTCCAATATCCTGCGGTTGTTCTGTCTTTCTTTTGGTCACATTTGTGACGAGCCCTGAATGATTTTGCTCTTTTTTTGTTAGCATTTTTAACTTTCAATCCTGGGTCACCAAAGGTAACTTTTTTAACATTACCTCCTGGTGTTTTAACATAAACTGCGAATTTCTTTGGTCCACCTGGTGTTCTGAAGGGCTTGCCCAACTTTACATTTTTACCTCTATGTTTAGCCTCTTGTAACACATCTCTTTCAGTCCAAGTTTCTTCCAAATATGGTGTATCCAAATAAATTATTTCACCATCAATCTCAACTGTTTTACCTGTATCCGATTCAACCATTAATTTGTCTTCTTCATTCAAATCAATTAACCCTTTTTCATATAAATTTCTAACTTCGTTAACTAGTTCAAAATATTTTTCACTATAATACCTAAAAACGTTATTAGTTAAAGATAATTTGTTGTCGATATGATACCTTAAAGCTTCAGATATTTCAACATCTTCTTTCAAAACCAAAGTTGGTTCTTTGTAGTTTTCTAATGATTCTAAAATCAAACTTCTGATGTCTGTCATAATTTGTCTTTTTGAATAAATAGTTTTATTTTTCAGTTTATGAACTTCAAAATTTTTATTGCAGTAATTCTAATTTTAGTTAGGACATTCCTTTTTATAAAGGTTGTTAGTTGGGTTATTATAAATTTTATATCACAACAACAACATCCCTTGACTGAAATTCAAAATGATTTGATATTGATTTTACTTGATATGTGGTTATTAAATCAACCCACGTCGATTGTTATTAATCAAATTAAGGAAGATTAAGGTTTTAGTACTGTCAATACTTCAGGATATTCAATATCCAAAACTTCATTATTCTTATCTTTGTAGGGTATATTTTTCAACACGTATCTTATTGCATTAAGACCTGATACTCTTTTATCTTCCGCATCGATAATAACCCAAGGATGGTTGACCGTTGAGGTCTTATCGAAAAGTTTTTCTTTGAATTCTGTAAACCTATCCCACAAGTCTTGCATTCTCGAATCGTTTGGTGAGTATTTCCAATATTTGAGAGGGGATTGTTTCCTAAGTTCGAATCTCCTTGCTTGTGTTGGTTTATCTATTGAGAACCATAATTTGAAAAGATAATCTCCTTCTTTCACTAAATCATTTTCAAAGTTTTCAACATTTTCCATGAAGTCTTCATATTCTTCAGGGCTTCCATACCCCATAACAGGTTCAACCAATCCTCTATTGTACCAACTCCTATCAAAAAGATTAATCATACCTGGTCGTATCTGTTTTTTATATCTGTCCCACCAATTCTTTCTTTCCTCAGGAGTTGGCACACCTAATGCGATGACATTGTAATATCTTGGATTCAAATTTTCCACAAATTTTTTGATTGTTGACCCTTTACCTGCAGAATCCCTTCCTTCGAACACTATTATTACAGTTTTACCTGTTTTCTTCAACCACTCTTGCATTTTCAATAATTCTACCTGTAAGTAATATAATTCTTTTCTATAAACTTTTTTTGGTAATATTGATGGTTCCTCAAATTCAAATTCATAATCCTCACTTTCTGGCTCAACACCGTAACCTTTTTTATCTCTATATTTCAGAGAGTTGATTACCTTACCAAAATACTCTTTCACATTTTTTTTCTTGTCCCCTTTTTTCAAAAGTATTTTTCTTAGTCCCCTTTCCAACATTCCAAAGTCGATGATTTGTTCTTTAGCTAAGTTTGAAATGTCTATTAGCATTTTTTCAATAGATTCAGAATAAATTTTCAGAAATTCTAACGCTTGTACAATTTTTTTCAAATTTACATTCATTTTGGGTCCTTCATCAGGTAAACCCATAATTTTCTTTATTCTATCTGCCTCACTCAATAAACCCATAGATATTTTTTATATCAATAAATACTCATGTAGTGACATAATTGAATATTTATATAATACCAAGATACTACCTAAGTAGTTTGTACTACTATAAGGACAATCTCGGTATAATTTTGAAAAAAAATTAAATCGAAATGGCCACATCAAAAAAAGCTGTAGAAGCTGTGTCAGGGGCAATTAAACCCCCAATTTCATTCAAAGAATTCAGTAAAGACCCTGTAAAAGGGTTGATGTTCATTTGCATAATTGCTGTTGGATACTTGTATGTTGATATTAAAATGTCAAACACATCAATAGTTGGTAAACAGGATGCAAGGATAGAAAACTTAGAAACTAAAGTTGATACTTTACAACAACAAGTTGTGAACTTAGTTAGTGAGGCCGCAGCAAAAAATGCGAAGCTAGAAATATTAGGAACATTAAATAAATTACCTCAATAGTTTGTAATGAAAAAGAGTTTAATTTTTATAAGTATTTCATTTTTAATCTATTCTTGTTCAAACACAATTGGTCAACAACCAAGTGAAGAGATGAAGAAAGACCAAGAGTTTGAGAATTTAATGAAAAAGGTGAAAGAAACTAGAATAAATAATCAAAAAATTATTGGTGATGTTGATAAAAAAACAACACAAGTTGTCGAGAAAACAGCACAAACAATTACTAATCTAAAAGAGGAAAATAAACAGTTGAAAAAAGAATTAAATAATACAAATGAAAAATATAATTCTATCGATGATACTATCAGTAATATCAACTTCACTCTACGCCCAGTATCCGGTGGTGAAGAAAATAGGTAACGATACAGTTGTTGTCATGACTTTGAAACAAGGTAAGGAGGTCAACAATAAGTTCGAACTGATGCAAGATAGTATTTTGTACTATAAAAAAAGTGTAGATTCTTTGAATTTGAATTTAGAAGAACATCGAATATACAGTGGTAAAAGATTACAAAAAATGTATGAATCATACTGGTCAGAATATGAGAAAAGTAAATTCTACAAAAAGGAATCTGATAGTTTCAGACATATGTATATGGCAAACAAACTTATCTATTTGGAAAACGAGAAAAATCTCAAGAGAGATGTCAGACACGCAACAATATATGCAACAGTATTAACATTCATGGTTATGTTGTTCTCAGCTTTATAAACAAAAAAAAAATAAAAAAAAATGAAAGAATTATTGAACAAAATTATGCCTTTGTTAGAAAAATTGAAAGGTAAAAAAACTTCAGTGGTAATTGTTACAATCGCAATCGTTTTAGTTGGTTATCTTGGTGTTCATTATGGTATGATATCTGAGGATGCTTTGAATATCGACTTAATTATCAACTCTGTTGGTAGTTTATTCGATAAGTCGGCAGTTGATACAGTGTCAACACAAATAACTGACACCACAATTGTTTTACAAGATACTTTGAAGTAATCTTGTAAACTTAAAAAAATAAAATATTTATAGGGTAAATAAACTCTATAAATATTTTTTTTATGCTATTGAAATTAGGTTCTAAAGGTGATGATGTAAAAAAACTTCAAGAAAAATTAGGTCTTCCATCTGATGGTGATTTTGGAAAAAAGACAGAAGATGCTGTAAAGTCATTCCAAACTAAAAACGGTCTTACCTCTGATGGGATTGTTGGTGAGAACACTTGGAAAAAAATAATTGGTGAGGTCGTTACCCCTCAAGTCGCCCCTCAAGTCGCCCCTCAAGTCGCCCCTCAAGTCGGTGGATTAAAATTAGACAAACTTAAGGGTCATATACCTGATGCTGTAATTGCACAGATTCCCGATACCGCCGCTAAATTCAAAATTGACACTCCTGTTAAATTAGCACATTTTTTAGCACAATGTGGTCATGAATCTGCGGGTTTCAAAGTTGTTAATGAAAACTTGAACTACTCTGTTGATGGTCTGAAGAAAATATTTCCAAAATATTTTCCAGGTAACCTTTCGGAATCTTATGCAAGAAATCCCGAAAAGATTGCGTCTAAGGTTTATGGTGGACGTATGGGTAATGGCCCAGAAGAAACGAAAGAAGGATTCAAGTTCCGTGGTCGTGGGTATATCCAATTGACCGGTAAGGATAACTACACCGCATTTGGTAAAGCAATTAACGAAGATATTGTGTCTAATCCCGATTTGGTTTCGACTAAATACCCACTTCTATCAGCGGCTTGGTTTTTCAGTAAGAATTGTCTTGCAAAGTGTGTAGACGCTTCGGAAGCAACAGTAACTTCAGTAACTAAATGTGTAAATGGCGGTACTATAGGATTACCTGATAGAATCAAACATTTTAACGAATATTATAATTTATTGAAGTAAATTTGTTCTATGGATACAAGACTGAATTATGAAAGTGAGTTTTTGAAGGGTGTAAATATATTTG